GTCCCGTTGGCGTAGCTTGAGGACATGTTCTCCCCGGCAACGATTTTGGAAAACGTGTTTTTGACCACGTAAGACCAACCGTTCGTTTGCGAGAGGGTGTAAACAAAAAGCTGATCCCCTTGCTGAGAATCGCTGTGAGTGGCGGGGAAATAATATACGAAATCAACACTGGTAGGGACAATCGGATGATTGACGTAGGCCATAACAGCCATTCGCACCTGAGCACCAGCGCCGGGGTCTGCTGCGGTGATGGATGCGCGGCAGTACACAATACTTTTTGCGTTATAGGCTGCGATGAAGTCAGCCCATGTACTGTTTCCGTAGGACAGGATCGTCAGGCTTGCGTCGCCCGGCTCTCCCTTCGGGCCTCGGATGTTGACCGGGTCAGGGTTTGGTTTGCCGCCGTCGTTTGTCCAGCTGAGCATGCCCTCGGAGCTCACCGATGGCATGAAGGTCGTCCCATCGCTGCCAGGATCTCCTGCAGGCCCGGCAGGGCCGACAGGGCCGACAGCAATCTGACCCACGTTCTGCCAGCTCGTGCCGTTGTAGAACCAGCCTTCGTATGGGGACGCGGTGCCCACAAGCCAGAGCTCCCCGGAAGGAGCGGTGGCCGGGAGCTGCCCGGTGCTTGCCACTGGGCCGCGCAGCTCGACGCTTGTGCCGGGTGAGCCCGCCGGGCCCGGAGGGCCAGCAGGTCCGGCGGGGCCGCGCAGGCCGTTCCAGCTCTCGAAGTTGTCCTCGGGATCCGTGAACTGGAACTCGTTGCAGCAGCTTTGGAGCTCGAAAACGTCGGCCATCAGCCCATCACCTCCTGGTTGAGGCTGTCATAGACCGGGATGGGCCAGACGGCGGAGGCGGGGGCGTCCGTGGCGCTCAGGTAGCACCGGATCTGCATGTAGGCCATGGGGCCTGTGACCGCGCCCATGGGCGAGCCCGCAGTGGGCGCAAACGCCAGCGTCTCTGCCTGTGTCAGCACCACCTCCACCCGGTCTTCGCCCACGGTGAAGCCCTCGTCGCCGTTCGTCTTCTCGACGATGAGCCGCTGGCCCTGGGCGAAGCTCACGCGGATGATGGAATAATCCGCCGGCGGCTTCGGCGTTTTGATCGTGACCGGGAATGTCCCGGCTCTGTGAATGGTTGCCATGTTGTCCTCCTCCTCAGCTTAACTTTCCGATTACCACAAAGGTGCCGGAAATCTTTGCCACGAGCACGCGGTTGTTAGACGAGAGTCCTTGACTGGTCACGCGCTTGTATCGTTTTTGTGTCGGCGTATCCGTCCCGTCAAAGATCAGCGTTACGCCGGCGCTGCTGGAGCTCCCCACGGTGGCCAGAAGCAGCTGCGCTGGCTCGCCCTGGACGTCAATCTCCAGATCGTCGTTATTGCTGGTCAATGTTGATCACCACCCTCTGAAGTGTGTGCTGCATGGTTCCGCCGACGCCCAGGGACATCGTCCAGGCCTTTTCGACGCACAGTTCGTCGACGCCCTCAAAGCGGAGTGCGGTGACGTCCGCCATGCCGAAGCCGGGGAGAAGCCCCGTCTGCACGCGGATGGTCTCGCCGCGGATCATGCTCTCGTTGCAGATCCGCGCGGCATAGGCGTCAAGCGCTGCCTGACTTTCGATGTTGTTCACCTGGATCTTCTTCATGATCCGCCGCCCGCGGCGGCCGATCGACAGCGGGCTCTGCGGGTTCGTGTTTTCGGCCTTGGAGACCAGCGGGCCGGTCTTGTCGGGGTTCGAGCAAACACACAGGAAGACGTTGGGCGCTCGGTAGATATCCGTCTCCCGGCTGATCGACGGCAGCAGCATGGACTCGACGTTGCTCTCATCGAGCACGTGCTTGAGTCTGGAGGCGCTGGGCACCGACACCGGCTCCAGCACGGCCGCGCCCTGCGCGTTAAACCACAGGGGGTTGTAGTTGATCTCCCCCAGCAGCTGATTGACGATGTCCAGATAGCTGGTCCCGATGTCCCAGTCCTCCCTGGCCTCTGAGAAAACGGCATCCGACGGTGTGGCCAGCACCGTGTCGATCCCGCAGGAGACCAGCAGCCGCTGGATCTCCTGTACGTAGTTTGCGCCCGCTGCCAGATAGAGGATGTCCTCTGTCGTGACGTCCTGCACGCGCCAGCAGCGGTCATAGGCTTCGATGTGCAGCGATGCGGTCGTGGCCGTTTTGGTCGGGATCACGGTCGCCGGCATCAGGACAGCCAGCGGGTACTCGACGCCGTCGATGATCAGCACCGGCTGGATCTCGTCTCGCAGCCAGTCCGCCAGCTCGTTCGGGGCGAAATCCCCGGACAGCGACATTTTGAGCGCTGAGCTGTCGTCGCAGCGGAGCTGAGGCGTCCCGATGGCGTAGAGCTTCCCGAAGTACGCGCCGTTGCGGCGGATGATGTACTGGATCTCGATCTCACGTTTCATCGATGTAGTCCTCCCAGTGGATCCGCTGCAGGGTGAAACTGTACCCGACGAAGAACTGTCGGCGGATGCGCTGGAGTTGGGCCAGACAGCCGACGACGATTCCGTCGCAGGTCTTCAGGATGACGATCTCGCCGCGAAGCTGCTCGAAGGCCTTGGCCGCGGCGTCGTCCACAAAGGCGGCATCGAAGGCCGTCGATTCGTCGCAAAAGGCTGAGACCTCCAGCACCGGGTAGACCGCACCCACGATGTGGCGCAGGCTCACGCTGCGGCTGTAGGTGGTTGTCTGTGTCCTGTTGGCGTTTTCACTGAGCACAAGCTGCACCCATGCACCATCCGGGAATTTCGCGATCAGAGGCTTGCAGACGTGCAGTTCGCCGGTGACCTCGTTCGATTTCGTGTAGTAGCCGCCCGGGAGCTTCTCCAGCACGTACCAGGTATGTAGCCCGACCGTTAGCCGGTCCGTATAGGCAAGGTTCGCGGTTTTCGCGATCCTTTTGCCGTCGCGGTACACGTAAATCTCGTTCAGCTCGTCGAACGATTCCCAGCTCAGCACGGCGTCTCCGTAAAAGACCCCGCGGAGGCGGATATCTGCGCCCGGCTGATTCTCTACAGAAAAAACAATCTGTCCGGCCTCGGACCAGAGCCCGTATGCTCCCTGGATCGCCACACTGGCTGTGTGCTGCCCGTCTTCCAGCGGCTCCTCCAGGGTGAAGCTCTTGTCGGTGCCGAAGTACGGGCCATATGTCGTCCCGTCCACGGTGACGCGCCATGCCTCCTGCCCGGAGCTCTGCCAGCGTATGGTCGCGAAGGGCACCGCATCGACGGACACCGAAGGCACCGGCGGCGCGCCATAGCTGATAAAGGTCACGACCTCCGACCACGGCCCGGCCACGTCGTTGCTGTTGTAGTTACGCACGCGCCAGTAGATCGTGCCGGCGGGGAAGGTGTTGGCCGGTGCTGCATAGATCATGATGCTGCTCGGGACAGTGGCCAGATCCGTCCAAGTGGCGTTGTCTGTACTCCACTGTACGTCTGACCTGGTTGGACGCGTGCCTGTGCTGCTGGAATATGTCCAGGTGAATACGATCGTCCTGTTGTTTTCGCGGACCTCTCCGATGGGCTGCTCTGCCGCTGCATACATTGGGGAATCGACGGTGGAGAATTGTGCTGCTTCGCTCCATGGCCCGGCCTCCCCGTCGAGGTTGTAGGCCCGTACACGCCAGTAATAAGTCCCAACGCCGAATGTGTTCGCAGGTGCGCGGAAGCTCTGGGATTCACCGCTCACGCTTCCGAGCGTGTTCCAGGAGCTGCCGTTTGAGCTCCACTGCAGATCTGCGCTTTGCTGCCGTCTTATTCCGTGTTCATTTTGATTTGTCCACATGAACAGGGACTGCGCCTGATGGTTTACAAAAGCTCCGGCGGTCGGGGACGAGGGCGTCGCGGTCAGCTCGCCGACGCTCATGTCGTTGGTGTATGTCGGGGATGTCAGCGTATCCCCCAAATCATCGACGACAACGACCCTCCACTCAAGCGTCGTCCCGTCAAAGGTCCCGGCCGGGATCGTCACTTCGCTGGTGGTTCCGGTGACGGGCACGCTGTTCCACGCGCTGGTGGAGGATGTCCGCCACTGGAATTGAGCTGACCGTTGAATAGGATCCGACAGACAGTATGCTGTATCGTTTTTCACGATTTTCCACGTGAATGTGTTTTCAATGAATCGGTCAACAAAGGCGGAAGTGTGACTTGTCCCCTCTGGCCGGTAAGAGACCTTGACAGAGCTGTCGTACTGGACGGTCAGCGTTGGCTTTTGGCTTGCTGTTCTTGTGTTGAGGAACAGCTGGTCACTCGATATATGCTCGCTGAGTCCCTCGATCATGACGCAGGACGCCTGAAGGATCCTGTTTGCTACGAGGTCTGCTCCCACGCTTGGGCTGTCTGGGAAAGAGCATGGAGAAGACGGCGTAAAAACGGGGGTAGTTTTCGTCCATACGATTGCGGTCGTGCCGAGCTGCTTATTGTCACCGGGCTTACTCCCCCAAGTGACGGTGGACTCGTTGAAGTCGGCGCATGCCCACACGGTGACGCGGGTATTGTAAATCGTAGATGTGGCCGCCGATGCGCTGTAGTAGTCCTTCACGACCGCGGAATACAGCTTATTCCTGCGGAGGCTCTTCGGGAATGCCTCGAATTTGAGGCAGAGCGCGTTTCTCGGCGTTGGCTTGATTTCGTAAGAGGAAGCCCCGTGGTAGTTGGTGCCTGAGTTTTGAGAGTCGATCAATGCGCTGCCGATGCAGGCGTAGGTTTTGGTTACTGTTGACATTTATGCCATCCTCCTCCTGACCCGCAGGCCCGAAAACTCGCCGCCGATCGCCTCCAGCAGCTGCACGTTGCGCTCCAGCAGAGCCTCGATCCGGCTGGTGTCGGTTCCGGCGGCGCCCATCTGCTGGCTCTCCTGGTTGCTCCAGATCCGGCTGCCCCTGGGCAGGGCCACCAGCTCAGGCCCGCTTTCGCCGACCCATGTCAAACCTCCGCGCCAGTTCTCATCACCGGCGGCGTTATAATGCACGTACTTGGGATCTGAGTATTTGAGCTGCTGCAGGTGGCTCATCTCGCCTTTTTGCAGGTTCCAGCCCAGCGCAGTGGCTGCACCGTGGAAGTCCAGCGTCATCAGGCTTGCCACAAGGCTCATGGAATCTGCCACCGTGGCAGCCACGACGGCGAGACCTTTCATCGTTTTGGACACGTTCTCAATGGGGTTGATCCACTTCGGCAGGCTGTCGATCAGCGAGGCCCCGGCCTGGATCAGGTTCAACGTGCTCGTCACCAGCGCGCCGGCGTTTTCCACCAGTTTGGAGTCAACCAGCGCCTTTCCTGCCTTGCTCATCAGCGCTGCCAGAGACTCGTAGGCCTCTTTCGTGGCTGGCGCCCACTGCGTGGCGATCAGGTCCTTGTTTTTTTGGACGGTCTGGGTGTACTTGTTGTGGGCGTCGTCGACCTCGCCCAGGATCTTCAGCTGATCTTCGGTGAGGACAAAGCCCTCGCTCAGCGCCTCGTTGTATAGCCGCTGCGCCTCGTCCAGGTTGAGAATCAGAGGGTTGAGCTCCTGCGCGCTCTTGCCGAAGAGCTCCATAGCCAGGGCGTCGCGCTCTGTCTCGTTCCCGATCCCGCCCAGGGCTTCCAGAGCCTCAAACATGACTTCCTGCGCGTCGCGCAGTTGGCCGGTGCTGTCGGTCACGGACACGCCCAGACGCGCGAAGGCCTCCGCCTGCGTGCCCAGGGAGCCCTCGTAGCTCTTGCCCTGTTCGGCAGCCGCCTGCACGGATTCTCCATAGGCCGCGATCTGGTCGCGGGCCGTCGCCGCGCTCCGGGTGATTTTTGTCAGGGCGGCGGTCATTGTCTCGGCAGAGACGTCAATGTAGGGCGCGGCATACTGGAATTGCTGCAGCATATCCGTGGAGACGCCGGAGACAACGCTCTGGGTCAGCAGATCGTCTGCCCGGGTGGCCGCTTGCAGCGTCAGCTCGTTGAGTTCCTTGATGGCCTTGATCACCGCGGCCACGCCGGCAGCGATAGCGCTCATGGCGGCCACGGAGCCCGCGGACATGCCCTTCATGCCGTCCAGGGCCTTCTTCGCCCCGTCCGGCAGATTGACGCCGAGCTTGCCGGCTACCTGATCCACCGCGTCGCCCAGGGAGACCATCTTCTTGCTCTCGCCGTCAACGGCCTGGCCCTGCGCCTTGATAGCCTCGTTGTTTTCCTCAACGGCATGCTCCAGCTTGGCCTGCGCGGCTTCTGCGTCGTTGACCTTGATCTGCCATTCCTGGGTGCGCTTGTCCGCCTCGCCGTACTGCTTCGCCGCGTTTTGCAGGGCCTCTCGCAAGGTCTGCACTTTGTCCTTCTGCTGCAGTAGCTGGCGCTGCAACAGATCGCCTTTTTTATTCAGTGCCTCGATGCTGCCCTCGTTGCCTTTGTACTCGGCCTGGAGCTTTCGCATCTCAGACGCCAGAACCTGGTTTCCCTTGTTCAGGTCAGCAATGGCCTGTTTATATTCTTTTTCCCCGTCCACCTGGACGCGGAGCTTTGCGGTCCTTGTTGCCATGGCTTACCAGCCTCCTCCCGTGAGGTATGCAGAGAGAGACATCTCCCCATTTTCGCCGGTTTCCGGCGTTTTTTCGCCCGTCTGGAGCGATTGGGAGATCCCTCGTTGATGTCTTGGTCGAAAATATGCGTCAAAAAGGCTCCAGAGGCGCCGCGGGTTCATGGTTTTCCAAAATTCGGTCTCGTCCCTGTGGCACTCAAAGAGCCAGATAGAGAGATACCGGGCGAAGTCGATGCTGTCAGACTTCACCCGGTCGGTCAGTTTCCCGAGTCGTTGCCGGGCTCGGTGTTTTCGCTTTTATCCTGGGCCGTTTTAACGGGCGTCAGCGCCCGCGTGACCAGCCCGAGGATCTGGGCCGAGGGGACGTCGAAAATGCTCAGTACGCGGCCCAGGCCGCGCGGAGTGAATGGTTTTGCAAGGACAGGCTCACTGCCGTCCTCCTGGTAGTCAAACCAGCCCTGCTCATCAGCGTAGTCGTTCATCATGGCCGCCAGAAACTGCAGCGCTGTCTTTTGGCCACGTTTTCCCTCCAGGGCGGGGGAAATATTACCCCCGTTCATTTCCTGCACATCCGCCAGCACGTTCATGTTGCAGCGGAGCAGGTAGCGCCGCCCCTCATGCTCGAAGGGCAGCGTCTCCAGTCTCAGATCCGCCACGGCTCACCTCATGCCTATGCGCCGAAGGCGGCGGCGATCCAGGCCTTGGCCTGTTCCTCGCTGTCGCAGATGGCGATTTCCTGGATCACTCTGTCGCTTGCGTCAGACTGCAGGAAGGCGCCCGTAGTCTGCGGCGTCTGGAAGGTGATCTCTTCGCCCTTGGTTTGCAGCACCGTGCTCGGCGTGGAAAACTTGACCTTCGGCACGAAGAAGGCGGTGTATTTGCGCACGCCGTTTACCATGTCCGGTGCGTAGCAGGCAAAGCCAACGTAGCTGGGGTCATCGTTGGCCGTGGTGGCCACGCTCGTGACGTTGCCGGTTGTCTGCGTGCCGCTGGGCGGAGTATAAGTAATGCTGCGGGTCTTGGTCTTGCTGCCGAACATCAGCAGCTGCGCTTCCTGCGGGAAGAGCTTGGCGCCGAAGGTAATGTTGCCGCCGGTGACCTCCCGAAGATATTCTGCCAGGCTGTCGCAGGCATAGAGCCGGGCCTCGGCAAAGGTCAGCTCCAGGTTGACGGTGATGGCGCAGCCGGCGCCGATCGGGTTGCCGTAGGTCACAGCGCCGTCGTTGTTGTTGTACTGGGCGACAGTCGCGCCGCGAAGTCCAAACTGAGGCATAATAAAAGCTCCTTTCTCAGTTGCCGGCCGTCTTCTCGAACCAGTCGCCGATGATCTCCTCGCCGGGTTTGGCGATGGCGTCGGCGCCCTGCTCGGCGGCCTGTCTGATAAACGGGCGGGGCGCCTGGCCCCGTTTGCCGTATTCGTTAATAAACGCGATCTCCGCGTTCCTTGTTTTCGTTCGCCCCCGGGTTCGTGTCCCGGAGAAGGTGACGTCGGAATAGCCCCCGGCGTCGCTTTTCTTTGGTTTGGTGTGGGTCACCTTATCCAGGATGTGCACCCGGCTCTCCGGATCCCGTACCCCCATGGCCTGGCCGGCTTTCCGGACTTGGTCCTCGGCCACCGCTGCCATGGCGTTCAGTGCGTCAGAGATGACGTCAAAGGGGACCTCGCTCAGGTGCTCGAGCATCTTGTCGATCTCGTCCAGGCCGTTAAGACTGATCTGAGCCATAGTAGCCGCCTCCGTCCGTCCATTCACACTCAAGGGCGTAAGCTTGGCCCTCCTGGTCGGAGATGTTGGTGATCGAGGGCCAGGTGCACTCCGCGTTGAAAAGCGCCCAGCTGATCGCGCGTTTTATCGTGTTGGGGTTCTCCTTCTGCGGCAGGTACAGACGCACCGTTATCAGATACCGCGCAGCGTGTGGCGCGTCGCAGGCGTGAACAGCAGGAATTTCCACGTAACTCCAAACGATATAACGCTCGTCGTCCCCTGTGTAGCTATTGGGGTAAACAGGTGGGCCGATAGTTTCCAGAGAAGTGTTCAGCATTTCGTCAACGCTCATCTGACCACCTCCGTCAAAATCAGGGTTTGCGTGTCATAGCCCTGTGGAAAATCTCGAACGACTTTATAACGCTGCCCTTTGAAGTCAACGATTCGGTCGCCGGTTGTCCCCCTCGGCCAGGCTTCGAGCATATCGACTTTGTAGATCTCCACCTGTGCAGATGCCCGCATTCCCGCCTTGTCAGACAGATAAAATTCGTTTTGTGAAACGCCGTCCTCAAAGTTGCAAAAGACAGTGTGCGGCACTTCCGTCAGGGTTTCGTAACCTTCCGCATCTTTCACCCACGCCTGCGCTATCAGGTCAACTTGTTCAGCCCAAGGGGTATAAAGTTCAGATTTCAAACATCACTCCCCCTTGAGCCAATCAGTGTAACCCGTACAGGTGGACAGCTGCGCCTTCTGCTCGTCATAAGACTTTTTCAGCCGGTCGTACACTGTCGCGTCAGGATTTCCGAAATGCATCCTGGTATAAGTAATGCAGGCCGTCTGCACAAGGTTGTTGAATTCAGCGGGAACAACCACGCCCGCAACGCCAAGGTCAAGCAGGGCTGAATTCAGCAGGCTTATGATTTCGGAATCGAAAACTTCCGAAGTAATCCGCAAGGCCAGTCTTGCCGCGGCAAGCATTGTTTCCGCATCCATTCTCAACCCTTCTTTCGCGTGGTTCTTTTGGGCTTTGCCTGTTCAGGCGTTTCCATCTCCTGCTG